GGTTATCATCTTTTTTGACGGCCTATGTTGGTGGTCATTTGGCATTGGAGCCAACATCACGTGTCCAAGGAATTGTGACAATTATTGCCAGTTTTATATCTATGGCAAGTTTGTTTATCCTTGAACGTCAGACTGAAAAGTCTGAGGAGCGCGCAGAGAAGGCAGAATTGGTTGCGGACAGACTTGAAAAGTTTGTTCGTACCAATTACTCGGTTACTGCTAAGCAACTTCAAGATCATTTTGTTGCGGAAGCTCAGTCACGTAGTGCTCGTGAGGTGTCTGGACGTCGTGTGACTCGACGTATGCCTATCTTTGCTCAGGCTAGTAAGTCTGATATCAAAGAGGTTCGAGATTTTGTTGCCTCAATAGAGAATATTGAGGCTGCTGATCAGCAGTCGCAGCAATTTTGGTCCAATGTGTACCTTGCCCTTGATAAGGCAGGGTATGGTAAGTGGACTAAGGTTGAGGTGGCTCCTGTTAGTGTCGATCCTTATGATGTTGACCTTACTAAACGACTTCAGAGTCAGGGTTTGAGTGATGGTAGTGCATTAGCACTTGAGAATAAAATGGCTCATGCATTGTGTCGAATCTATTTAGAACGAGATTCCACTATTATTCATGAGATGAATGCTGTTCCTATTGGGCATGTTTACATCCTTGTGCCCAAACATTTCTTTGAGATTGCGCTTGACACTGACGTTATTCGCGTTAGGTGGCTGGGAGCTAATTTGGAATTTAGTTTATCTAAAGACAAATGTGTTCTCAAACCTCTTGACACGGATGCCGTTATTGTTGGGTTTCCTCCGCTTCCTTGGCGTTTTCACAACTTTGTGCGAAGTTTTGTGAGCGAAAAGGATTTGGACAAATTTATTGAGGGTCCGATTTCTATTATATCGAAGAATCGGAGTCTTGATGTTGTCCAAATTTATTCCACTATTGGTGAGCCGCTTGAAGAAGCAGCTGAGTATGACGGTGTTGTTAAGACCTACACTGTTATTCGTGGAATACATTACGCTGCTAATACTGAGCAGGGTGATTGCGGTGCTCCCGTGATCATTCACAACGTCAACATTCCTGGTAAGATCTGTGGAATGCACGTTGCTGGTATGCGTAATGTCGCTTATGGCATTTCGTGCCTTGTGACTAAGGAGATGCTCCAGGCATCTGTAAACCTGGGCGGCTCTGTTGGCGAGCAGAGCAGGTGCGTCACAATGGGTGCTATCACGTTAGCAGGAGTACATCCCTACTTACACGTGAATCGCCGCACCCAACTCTTCCGCACTCATGTGAATGAGTTGCCGGTCCCGAAGTCCCCTGTTGACCTTCAAAAAGTCAACGGTGAGGACCCAGTTCTTCATGCAATGATGAAGAATGCCTTTGATCGTAGGAAGGTTAAACGATTCACTCAACCGCAAATTGCTCATGTTACCAATTGGTTGGCATCAAAATTTCCAACCAAACGAGACACGACCATCTTGTCTGCTGAGCAAGCACTGTATTCCTATGGTGCGTTGGGTGGGATAAACCTGAAAACATCACCAGGTTATCCATACGTTCTCACTCATCGTAAAAGTGATTATCTTGAGAAGGATGTTGATGGTGAATATCTCATCAAAGATCCTCAATTGTTTGTTGATGTACAACAACTCGACGATCAAGCTCAAGAAGTGCCTCCCGATATAACGTGGATATCGTGTGGCAAAGACGAATGTCTCAAGCCTGGTAAAGCACCACGTGTTTTCGAAATAGGTCCGATGTCACATACTATCATGGCTCGGAAATATTTTGCTGCTTTTATGGCATGGGTTCATGGTTCACCTATGGAATTCTACTCAGCAGTGGGTATAAATCCAGAAAGTGAAGCGTGGTCTGTCATGTATAACAGGCTTGTGGCGAAATCTGGCATTGGACTAGATGTTGATTGGACCAGATACGACTCGACTATTTCTCCGGAAATAATCATGGCCGTGTTTGATCTTGTCAACTTGTGGTACAACGACAAATATTCGCATGTGCGCACTAATATCGCGCACTCCATAATAACTAGACGGATGCTTTATTGCATGTACCTTTTTATTATGTATGGTGGTAATCCATCTGGGTGTTTTTTCACAACCATCTTGAACACCTTTGGACAATTGATACTCTATTGTCTTTTTTGGATGGACGAATCACCGCCCATGGTGAGGGACTTGTACTATTTCGATCTTTTAGTGCGAGTCTTCCTATATGGCGACGACGGCATACTTGCTGTAGCTACCTCAATCCATAGTTGGTTTAATTACGAGTCACTTCGTGATTATTTTGGACAATATGGCATGTTCTTAACATCGGCTGCCAAAGATGGTGGTAGTTCTTTTCGACCAATTAAAGAACTAACCTTTCTCAAACGTGCTTTTCGCTCTGATT